GAGTGTTTCGCTCATTACATCATAAAAATCATCTTTCGTCATTCCTTGCGCCTGTGTTTGACTCCATGAAATATTATTACCTCGAAGCATGTTGTTCATTTGTTCATTCCACTGGTCGTGCGTAAATATTTTAGTTCCTGAAGGAGCGTTCATAATTACATTTCTTCCTTCTGGCTTGTGTATATTCCCGTCAGGAGTTACGATTGTTTCTCTAAAGTTCGCGCCTGATCCGTCATTTACTTTCATTAAACCTCCACTATGCTCACCGCCCATGTAAAATTGTGGTATTTCCTGAGCATTAACAATTGCCGCTTGTGCTAATCCTAAACCACCGACTAAAATAGCTAAAGGAATAGCTGCCGGAAATCCCGGATTTGCCCAAAGTCCAACAATAGCCTGTGCGGTATCAATGGCAATATTTACTAATGCCTGTTGTTTTTTTGCTTTTGCCTCACGTGTTGCAATTGCTTTTTTCTGAGCTTCTAAATCTTCGGCAAGTTTTGCCTGAGCTTCTTTATTATCACCAGCGTATTTTAAAGATACATTGTATTGTTCCTCTAGACGTTGTTTTTCGCCATCAAAGTTTTTAGTAGTTATCTGAGATATAAAATTAAAAGCTTCTTGCGCACTTTCAGCAATTGAGTTAAAATACACTCCGAATTGTTCTTTTGTATTCTCAGCACCTTTAACCAAGTTTTTAAATGTACCGTCAAAGAAATCGCCCAAACTTGACATTCCCGCACTTTGTAAAACATCAGTGCTAAATGTACCTAGCCATGCTTTTGTAGCCGCTTGTAATTTTAATGTTGCTGCTTCGGCTGCCTGTAATCTTTTTTGATACTCTAAAAGTTCTTTATTAGCTTTCTTTGCCGATTCTTCAACGGGCTTCATTAAGTCTTTTCTGAAATCTTGATTCAATAAATCACGAATAGGATCTAAGTCTAATTTTTCAATTTCGGCACGTTTCTTTGCGTGTGATTGAATCAACTCTATTTGTCTGATTTGGAAGTTTAACAAAGCTGTTTGTTGCTTTTCATAGCTGTTTTTCGCTAATCTTACTTCTTCGTCACGATCTAATTCAGCAAGTCTTTTACGTAGCCTTAAATCATTGTTTAACGCACTAAATCTATCAGAGTAATATGACTCTTCATCATTTAATAAAACATCGTTTTTAGCTATCAACAATTCAATTTCAGCCTTATTCATTTCAGCTAAATTAGCCAATCGATCTTCGTCGGCTTCCTGCTCTGTAACGGCTAAGTTAGAAAACAATTCAGACACTTGTTGACCATATAAAACCGCTTCATTATTAGACTTAATATAACCGTCTCTTCGTTTTTGAAATATTTCATCTTGCGTTAGTGCATTATCGGTTTTTAACTTAAAGTTTATTTTAGTTAATTCGTCTTGATACTGTTTTGCAAGTTTAGCCGAGTTTTCTCGAGTTTCTTTGTCAGCTCCGTAAGCAGCATCTTTCCTAGCTTTATCATATAGTTTTTCAATCTTTAACTTATCAGACTGTAATTTTTCAGATATACCAATTTCAAAAACATAGCCTGTATTAGCTACATCTTTTTCTTTTGATACTTGTTTTATCCTGTCGTCTAATAGCTTTTTATTTGCATCTCTGGTAATTTCAAAGTTTTTAAGCTTTTGTAATGCTGCTTCTTTATCCAGATCAGTCAATTCTTTTTCGGTTTCGCCTAAAAGTTTACGTCTGTTTTTCTCTAATACTAAATTATGTTCAATATTCCTGTTTGAATCCTCAAGTTGTTTGTTAAATCTCGCCTGTTGATCTGCAATTTTCTTTAATGATTTTTCAAGTTCGTTAGTATTAAATATCAAATCAATTATTTTACCTCCAAACAACGTAAGTAAAGTTACCCCCACAGATAATAACGTTTGAAAGCTAAATATTGCAGATCCTAATTGTTTCCAAACAGATACCGTTTTTTGACCTTCAGCCTGTAACATTCTATTTTGTTCGTTAATACCGCTAACCGCATCGAAAAATGCAGGTAAATTGTTTGATATGGCCAGAAAGAAAGTATTCATAGAAACAGCCGCCGCCGGAGCTTCACGAGTAATTTGATTTACAGAATTACCCAACGCATTCCACCCACCTACATAATTACCTACATTTCGTTGATGTTTTCCTATTCCGGCATCAATCTTTTTAATTTCATCATCTAATTTTTTAACAGAGTCAGAAGCGTCTTTAAATTTCTTAGAATCACTCCCCCATGTTGCGCCAATTGCCTGTGCATTTTTCTGAGCTGCTGCTAATTGAGCAGCTAATTTTTGGTATGCATCTGCCTCTGCACTCACAGCTTTAGCCTGAGCAGTATCGCTTTGTAATCGAATACGAGCATCTACTTTTTCCTGAAGTGATAATTTTTCACTTTGCTTTCTTGCTCCGTTTAACTTAACAATACTCGCTTCAAGTTCTGCATATTTCTTTTTTAACTTATCTAATTCAGCTAAAGTTTTAGCATTATCACCTTGTGATTTACCTAATCCCCCAGGCGTTGAAATACCTCCTAACGCTTTACTTGCTGCAAGTGCATTTTTGGATAAATTAACTAATTCAGCATCGGCTTCATTTAATCTAGTAATCAGATTAGTAATTTTACCTATTCCTTTATCTAAATTATCTAAGTCAAAAATTTCGTCGTCTTTAGCCATATTAATTGTTTTTAGCCAGTTCTTTTAATTCCTCCAAATATGCCAACCACTTAGCAACTGAAACCGTTCTTTCGTTTATACTTACTTTTAAATGAGTTTCAACAAATACAACCTGTCTGTGTATGCTTTTTTGCTCTTTTACACCATCTTCTTTAAGTTCGTTTGATAATATCCCAATTTGGGTATTTATGCCTTCTAATGCAGTAAAATATTTAGCTGTTAATTCGTTATCATCTTGAACACTATTCAATTCAGGATATTTAAAACCCCACGATTTTAACTCCATTATAATAACATATCGATTTTCCATTTGCCAATCGGCAAAACCGGCACGCATTCTATCCAACAGCCTCCCAACAACATGATATTTAACACGCAATGAATCAATCTTTGCCCATTTTTGCATCTTCAAAGAGAATGAACGATCATCTATTAACTTAAAGTAATCTTCGATTAACTGTTCTTCAACTGCTTTTAATTCATCAGAAAACAGTTTCTTTTCTCTACCGTCATAATCTACCAAAAACCAGTTATTATCTTTAGTTTGTACATATTTATCCCATCTGTACAATGTTAAATCATCAAGATTAGAATAATGGTTAGGCAATTCGGATATTTTTATCATTTGTATTTGTTTATGAAGTTTTGAATATCTTGTTGAATAATTCGTCTTAATTTACGGTTGCTATCATCATTTAATCCGAATAAATTCGTATATCCAGCAAAGAATAATGATTTTTCGCCTGATCCTTTTCCTGTACTGTCAACGGTTATTAATCCATCTTTTACAGTTGAGAATAATCCACGCTTAAATTGTCCGGTAACAAAGAAATCGTATAGGCCTTGTTTTTTATATCCCGGGGCATAAACACCATCGAATTGTCTTTGCGAGTTGAACAGATTTTTACCATCACTTCCATACCCATCAATCATTTGAAGGTAATTTAAACGAACAATATCGGCATCGTGATTTTGTAAAACAACGTCTAGTTCCTTTTTTACATTATCTCTAATGTAGCTAAGTCTTTTTATTTTGTTTCTGATTGCCGTGCCCATGATTCAAAATTACGAAAAAAAGGCTTTACATTACGCAAAGCCTTTTCAAAATAACAACCATAACCAAATATTATACTACAACCGCAGTTGCTGTGTTTGATTTGTAAAGCGTTCCAAGCGGTGTTAAAACAATGTTTTTAATTCTTGCTGTAACAACATCCGCAGCAGTATTCGCTGTAACAGTAAACGTGTACTTTTTAGTAGTTGGATTCTGTACAACTGTTTGCGCTAAAACAACTCCATTTCGTGTTAGTTCAAAATCAGTAGTCAGCAAGCCATCAACTGAATGCGTACCGTCCAACAAATACGCATCAACTACAATAGTTGTAGAGGCTGCAACTATTGGAGCGATACTAATCAATACCTCATTCACACCTTGTAAATCTTCAGAAGAAAAATCTAAATTATCGCTAGTTACCCAGCTTAATTGAGAATCAATCTCATAACGGTTTACTAATTGGAATGTAATTGTTTGGCTCGCTGCATTTGTTCCGTCTCCGTTCAAATATTTACCTGCTTCAAACATACCCGCTGTAAATCCTTTAAATTCTCCGTCTTTTGTAGATGTAAACCAAATATTGTTGTTTACGTCCATAAAGAATAAATCACAAGAATTATAAGAAGATAATGATGTAATTGCTTTTTGGAAGTTAACACCGTTGTCAAACGTTGCTACTTTTTCATACGGCATTTTACCTGCTACTCTTTTTAATCCTGATCCATCACGTGTAATGATAGTATCGTCGGCTGTTTGATCTACAAAAGAAACAACACCTTGTAGGATGTCTACAATTCCGGCTTGCTCCAATTCACGAATGTATTCAAGCGAAATTTCTTCTGTAAATTTATAACCTCTTTGCTTTATATGCCCGATAAGAACAGTACGCTCCCAATCAATGCGACATCCGGCAAGTCCTGCGCCAATCGTGCCTTTAGCACCGCAGTCAATTTTATTTACCTGTGTTAATAAACTCATTTGATTAATTTATTAGAAATTAATGTATCTCTTAGTTTTCCCTTTGGCAAATAAATAACATTGCCAGGAATCAAAGGTTTGTCCAATGTAAATGGAGCTTTAACCTTGAATGCGTTTACTTCTTCGGCTTTTGCCGTTTCAACGACTTCTTTATCTTTTTTATCTTCTGCCATTTTAATTAAAATTTAATGGTATTAATGCATTGTTGTGAACCGTCCGCTTTTTCCGTGAACCTGATATTAATATCTAAAACTATCACGTTCCAAAAATCCGTTGCTTTCGCTAAATCTTCTTCAGTGTAATTTGCATCACGAAAATCTTCATAGGTATCAACTATTGTTGTTACTCCGCTTCTATCCAATGCTTTTAAAACATTTTCTAATAACGGATTTAAACAATTTACAAACTCAGTATCCCAAACTGTCGGATTACGATCTTGAACGCTTTTAGATTCCTTAGAAATAATAAATCTGCATCGTCTTGTTAAAGTGTGTGCGGGTCTATTTACAATCTCAGGGCTTCCAGAAACTAACCAAACTAAAGGATATTTATTGCCTTTAATCTTGGCTAAATACAATAGCAAATCGGCTTGATTTCCCCACTCATAACGAATAGGAAAGCTTTTCGAATTACCATCAATATAAGGCGGTAACTGGCTGAATATTGAACGTAAAATAGTTTCTGTTACAATCATAATCCTAATTGGTTTTTGATCTCGAAAAACTTACGGTTGTCATTTGGATAAATGTCGCTTCTATCTTCAAGAAACTGCATCAATGAAACTTCTTGCCCTTGTCTGTAACAGAAAGGAAATAAGTTCCAATATCCGTAAAACCCGTAATTCCACCAATCATAATAACCGTTGTAAGTGTAAACTCCTTGATAAGCCTTAACAAAATCATTCCATGTATTTACATAACGTTGTGTTGGATTAACCAAATTCGCTCCTTTCGGATTTCCTTTAGCATCTCCAACGCCTGTCATGTAACTAACTTGTGATTCTAACCAAAACGAATAAACGTAATCAGCTAACAACGACCCCTTGTAAGTTCCTAAAGAATAAGCTAAACCGTTCCATTTCAGGTTAACATCGTTTACCTCATAGTTTACACCTTTAATCAATTCAAGCCACATAGCCGGAACATAATCCGGATCTAAAGGATTAGTTGACTGTGCGTTTGCTGGTAACAATCCATTAACTAAATATGTTTCTAAATCCTGAACTTGCTCTATAGTCAAAAAATCAAGTAACAACAAACGACACTTTTCGTCAATAAGCGATTCCAATTCAGCAAATGACTTGCTATCAGGTTCGTTTAAATTCGCTACTTCTCTTTTTGGAGAATTAAAATAAGTGTCGTTTATTATGTACATGTTTTGTTACTTTTTAACTTTATTACCGTCTAAATCCAACTCGCCTTCCTGAACTTGTAAAGATTGTGCATCTGTTAGCATTGGAACATCTGAGCCACGTTCTTTTACGCTTTTCTCATAATCTCCAATCAAACCCTTTTCTTTTAAAATAGCAGCCAAAGAAGGGTGTACCCTGTCTTTATCTCCTTTTTTGTAGAAACTTCCGTCTTTTATAATTTCAACATCAACGAAATCGAAATGACTATTACCTTTGTAATCAGCCTGGCTTTTTATAATGCTATCTTTTGTAGCTGCGTTTTTATCTGACATAACTTAAAATTAAGGTGTTGGTACTAATTCAATTGCTGTCTTAACCGCTGCGAAAGTAGTTTTTAAGAAAGCTGTTTTTTCATTCTCATAAATCCACAAGTGGTAACGAGATTCTCCGATAAGAGTATAAAGATTACTTTCGAAATCTGATACAATGTTTGCAGCCGTTGCATTTCCGACAATACCTTGACCAATTCTAACTGTAAACGTTTTGTAGTTTTCGAAGTGTAATTTTCTCCAATCAGCAACAATAAATGTTCCGGCAGGAACTGTCGTTCCGTCAGCTACTTCAAAAATCTGTACTCCTGAGATTTTTGTACCGTCAGGCAATACGAATGGAGGAAATACATACTGATCGTTTTTATCTTTAGTCGCTCCCATTGCGTATAAATCAGCAGAAGGCACTAAAACAACGTTAGGCATGTATTTACCTTTTGACGTGATTTTAACAGCATAAATAGCTGCTCTAATAGCGTCATAGTTAGAAGGAGCAACTGTTGTTGCTGCTAATGCACCAGCAACGAATGCAGGAGCGAATGCAGAAACTACTGTAAATACGTCATTTTGAACTCCGATTGCGTGTTGATAAGAAAGCTCGTTTCTGATAGCAGACATTAAGAAAGGAATATCGTCCAATGCTTCTTCCGTAACTTTAGTTCTTCCTGCCATTTTACGAGCCTGAGAATATCTAATTACAAACGAAATAGATATAAGCGGTTTCAATGATCCCTCAGCAGTAATTGCCATTGTTCCCTCTGTTGGAGATTTGTCAGCATAAGCGATTGTAGCTCTTGAAGTATTTCCTGCAGAAAGATAATTCAAAATATACTCTTGTCCTCTTACATCTTCTGCATAAGTTCTAATGTCTTGTGCTACGTAGCTGATTGGCGTTGCAACGTTTCCGGTAACTGCTCCTGTAGACATATTAACAGGTGCTTTTACTGTCATTTCAATCTCATAAGATTGTCCGTTTGCAGTAGCTGCTTTTTCTTTTACTTTAGGTAAAAATTCCTTTAAACCTGTTTCAATAGCTGCATAAAGATCAAAAGTTCCGTTTCCACTAACAGCAGAAGGATTTTCTTTGATAATACGTAAATCTTCTTTGAACTCGTCTAATTGCTCTTTAGTGATTCCTAAACCGGCTTTAAGAGTTTCGATTTGACTAGAAATCTCTGTTTTTTGAGCTTCTGTAAGCTCGTTTTTAAGTACTTTGTTTGCTTCGGCAATAGCTTTGTTTAACAAACCTTCCTCATGTTTTCTCTTTTCAGTTGCATATGCATCACGTTGAGCCGATGTCATTTCTTCGCACTGAGCGTCTGTTTTGTATTCAAACATAACTTTTTGTGTTTAATTAATAAATGCTTTTTTTCTCGGTTGAGTGTCTGTGTCGACGGCTCGTTTATTATTTGAAGTGGACGCGCCGGCTTCTTTATTTTCTAATTTACTCAATAATTCTTTTACAGAAATCATTTGAGTGTATACTTTTAATGATCCTGAAACAGAATCAGTAATTACTTTATCGAAATCCATTTCGTGCTCTTGCAATAATAGATCGTATTTTGTTTCGCTAACTGACTTTTTCCAAAGCCCTGGAATATGAACATCTTTATGACTATCTAAAATATTAGATGGAGAAATAGCACACTTAACTTTTGCTGTATTTTCATCAATCAATTCAAATGAAAGTACAGGAGTTAAGAAGTTTGATCCTTTTACTACCGCAGAGCCTTCTATATTTTTTGCTTCTAACACAGCCCAAAAGTATTCTCCAAGATCATTTTGATTCAATATTTCTTTAGAATATTTATCGTAGTTCTCTTTGTTTTGGGAATAGTCAGGATCGGAATTGTCATAGCACCAAAGAAGCTTTACGTATCTCATTCCAACAGAGTGATTTAAAACGTATCCTGATTTATATTGATTGAACATAAATTCGTTACGGTCTTTTTTAATTACCGCTTCATAAATCAATACTTCAAGTTTATCAATACCATTCGTTGTTGCTTTTTGAACAGCATCAAGCAAAACAGTTGAAAGATCAGATTTTTGAATCTCTGACTTTTTTTTATGCATTGCAAGTTCTTTGTCTGCTAAGATTTCTTCTAACGTCATTTCTTTACTTCTTTATCGATTTCTTTTAAACGTTTTTCCAATACTTTTTTAATAATTGGATCAGTTGTGTGCTTAATTTGATTGATTACTTCTTGTTTGAGTTGTTCGTTTGACTGATTCATAATCTAATAATGTAAAATTAGTATCTAACATTTCATTTATTTCTTGTAATTCAACTCCGGCACGCATTAAGTTTAATAATGTTTCAGATTGGACTTTTATTGTTTCGGCTCTTTCTTTAGCAAAAACCTGCATAAACGGCAAATGCTCCCAATCAATGATTATTTCTTTTCCTTCTAAATCATAACCAAAGAATGAAGCAAATCCCTCAAAGAACAACTTCCCTTTTGGAGCTAAGCAATAACTTACAAATGCACCCCTTGCTTTTTCTTGATTCTCATAAGTGCCAGAGTTAAAAGCCTCTAAAACATCTTTAGGAATGCCGTACATTGTGCCAATAAAAAAGTATTGATTCAGTTGTATTTCATCTAATTGCAATGAACTTAAATTATCAACAAAACGTTTAATATCAATCATTGACTTAACAGCGTGAACCGATTTTCTTCCGTTCATTTTAGCTTCAATGTCTTGCTTTTCAGGCTCACCCATTGGCAACTGTGTAACATTGTTTGGATCAGCCTGTCCTGCTACCATAAATTTACCGCTGTAACGAATGTTTATATTTAAAGCATCCATAGCGCACTCAGAGTTTGAAATAACTTTAAACAAAGCATCTATTCTGCTTGCGCCTCTAAACCAATTTCCTGTACCGTTCGTTAAATCAGGAGTGTGAATAATCTTTCCCCACTGAAATGTTGTTCCGGTTCCATCTGCATATTTATAGTTAATAATAAAATCATTTATCTTTTTTCTTAAACCTTTATCT